TGGTTCATGCTGCTGCCTCGTCTTCCAGAAGTTCGGCCAGTTGCTTGCGGGCCTGGGTGTAGATCAGTTCCTCGGCCGATTCGGTGAACACGCCTTTGAGCTGGCGGAACTTGTCTTTTCCGGATTTGTCGCGGCCCATGAATGAATAGATGGCCTCGGCGCAGTCGTCTTCAAACCGCACAAACAAGTCGATGCCCAAAAAATCTGTAAGAACCATTCGCATGACGATCTCCAAAAGAAAAGCCCCGGCGCATTGCTGAACCGGGGCGAAAGTGGCAAAGCCACCAGGGGAGTAAACAAGGAGATGACCTGATGTAGCTGTTGAGTGCCCAGCTTCTACTGTCCGGATCAGTACAGGGTTGGGTGCGTCAAGCACGCGCACAAGTCATCTGCTTGTTGGCACTCTTGCGAATGCCAGCGGGTCGTTGTTGTTCTTGGCCTACCTGTTTGCCTCACGCCCGTACTCTTGATAACCCCCAGGCGATGGGGTTTGCGTGGCCTTTCCCAGTGACTCCAAGCCGAATGGCCCGCGTGGTAGAGCGACGGCAGCCTTTTGTATTCCGCTACTGCCTGCGGTGCGCCTTGGTTGCTGGCTGGCGACTCGGTGTTGCGTGTCGTTGGATGTATTAAACACCATGTTTAAAGAATAGTCAACACTATGTTTAAACAAATTGTGTAATTTGTGTAGGGGTTTTCCCGTAGACGAAAAAAAACCGCCTCATTGGGCGGTTGTTTGTGTCAGAGATTGGGGTTTGTCAGTTGCAGTCTGTGGAGAGCATGTTGCCAAGCATGCGCGACTGGCAACTGAACGACCGAATAGGCTGCGGCTGGGTGAATCCCTGCTTCAGGTATTGCTGGCTGAGTCGGCCCAATGCCTCGTTGCGCTGTGCATCCACTTGGGCGCGGGTTTGTATTGCCGCCATGAATTGCTGGCAGTTTTCTTTTCGGCTCGAGAGTTCGCCCCACAGCTCTTGTTGAGAGTACGCTCGTGATCCCATCACGGCCGCTTCACAAAGCTGAAAGTTACCAACCTGCCTGATAGGTACAGGTGGGTTTGTCTCGCAGCCAGCCAAGGCCGCAAGAAGTGTGACAGTCAAAACCTTTTTCATACATCCTCCTTTGGTTTATTAAATCAGCCTTCCATAAGATGCGTCAACCACCACCCCGCAAATCACATCACCAGGTTTCAGTTTCAAATAGCGGTTGGGCCAGTTTGGGTTGATGGCCTCTAGGTACGGCTCACCGTCCACAATGGTGAGCTTCTTGAAGGTTGCGGCCTTTTCGGTTTCGCGGCGCACCACCACAAAACGCCCTGGCAACGCTTCTTCGTCCGGGTTGACGTGGAGCAACATGCCTTCAGGAAAGCTGATGTCAGCGCCTGGGTTGGTCATTGATGCGCCCTCGACCCGCAAGAAATAGCCGCATGGGCCAAGGTTGTGTGGCGATGTTTTCCACACCTCTGATTCGCCGTAACCGAAGGTGCCGCACAGCTCCTTCCAGTTTCCAGCCTGTATGTCTGTCAACACTGGATAACTCCCCCTGCCTTTTATGTCTGGTCCGGGGGAAATGTTAGCAGCTTCGCGTATCAAATCGTGAGACGGAAGCATCTCTCCTTCACCCGTTGCGAGCCAGTTGGGGTTGATGCCTGTTTTGGCATTCACTTCCAGCTGCCCGTCTTTTGATACACCTCGTTTTTTCCAGTTTGTGACGACAGCAGCGCCAACGCCCAAATACTTGGCCACTGCGCCAGGTGCAGCAAAGCCGTCGACCTTTCCCTTGGTGATGTGCAGTACGGCTTTGAAGAGGCGCTCAGCTGATTCGTTCATTGGCGCATTTTCAACAATTTGTTTAAACGGTGTGTTGACAAAATGAGTAAACATGGTGTTTAATAGGCACCATGAACGACGCAGAACTCATTGAAAGCTTTGGTGGTGCGGCAGCACTTGCCAGACGGCTTGGGTACAAAAACCCGGACGGTGCACGTCGAGTGCACAACTGGAAGTCGCGCGGCATTCCTGCACAAGTGCGGCTTGCCCATCCCTCCATCTTCAGGAAGTCCAAGGCCAAACTGGTGGAGGTGGCCGGACATGCTGGATGACAACAAACACACAGAGCGCGTGCCGGTCAACCTGACTGAGCGTGAGTTCGTCGACATCTGCCGCGAGTGCGGTCGGATGGACATGAAGCCTGGCGAGTTCATTCGTTTCCTTGTGCGTCGTTCCTTGTACGGAAGTATTGGGATGACGAAGCAAGAAGACAAGTGCTGATCGTAGGCACAAAAAGTACACGGAAAGCCTGATGCCGAAAGTTCAGGCAAAACAAAAAACCCGCCATCAACGCTGCGTCAACAGCTCCGGCGGGTCCATGTGATCGAGGGAAATTATGACACAACACGAGTCAATCACCAAGCGCCTGAAAAGAGGCTGGACCACACCACTTGATGCGCTCCAGGACTGCGGAACCATGAAGCTTGCAACCCGCGTGGGTGAGCTTCGCCGTGGTGGGCTGCAAGTGGTTGACAAATGGGTCGAGTTGAACGGCAAGCGGTTCAAAGCCTATCGAATTGCCAAGGTGGCTTGATGAACTACTACTCGTTCCACATTGGCGACTATGCGGCTCACACCCGCAACCTGTCGTTGCTTGAGGACTTGGCCTATCGTCGGTTGCTCGATGCTTACTACCTTGCTGAACGTCCGTTGAACGGATGTGCAGCAGACGTTGCACGTGAAATAGGCATGCGTGACCATTGCGAAGAAGTTGCGTATGTTCTGGGCAAGTTTTTTGAGTTGACAGAAGCTGGATGGGTCAACAAAAGGGCAGAGAAAGAGATCACTCATTTCTCTGACAAAAAACAAAAGGCTTCTGAGGCCGGGAAAGCATCCGCTCAACGTCGGTCTAACGCTCGTTCAACGTCCGTTGAAGAAATGGCAACGTCCGTTGAGGTTTTTCCAACAGACGTTCAACTAACCAATAACCAAGAACCAATAACCAATATAGAACCTAACGGTTCTATTGGCGCGCCAAAGCGAAAACGTCGCATCCCGTCTGATTTTTTTCCAAACGAAGCAGGGATTGAGTTTGCGAACGAGCGTGGTGTAAGCGTTCAGAGCGAGTTGCAGAAGTTCACCGACTACCACACCGCCAAGGGCTCGACGATGCTGGACTGGCAAGCCGCATGGCGGACGTGGGCGGGCAAGGCAGAAGCCTTTGCCAAGCAAGCAAAACCCCAGATTTTGAGCTTTGCCCAGCAGGACGAAATGGCCCGACGTGCCCGCTGGGAGGAAATGACCGGGCGCAAGTGGCCCACCAGCGAAACCCCCGCCGAAATCCAGTTCATTGAAACCGAAGAAGTCCGGAGGATCGCATGAGCCTGCCCGCCAAAGCCATCGACCGCCTGTTCAACCGCTTGGCCGCCACCTATGGCGCGCAGTGGACCCGCCAATGGGCTGACCTGCCCATCTCCGACATCAAAACCGCCTGGGCGCATGAGTTGGCCGTGTTCGGTGGCAGCCTGCACCGCATTGCCTGGGCACTGGAGAACCTGCCTCCCAAGTGCCCGAACGTGATCGAGTTCAAAAACCTGTGCCGCGCTGCCCCAGCCCCCGAAGCGCCACGACTGCCAGAACCCAAGGCAGACCCTGAGCGCGTGAAAGCAGAGCTTGCCAAGCTGGGCCATGTGCGCCGTGAGTCCGTGGCGTCAACAAGAACGGATCACAGAGCCTGGGCCAAGACCATTGTGGGCCGCCATGAGGCCGGTGATCGCATCAACCCCACCAGCCTGCGTTTTGCACGGGAGGCACTTCATGCGTAACAGCCAAGACGATGACAAACGCTGGGCACATTCCATCCTTGATGCTGTGCGCAACGGCCTGGATGTGACTGAAGGCCAGATCACCCGCGCACTGTGGCTGCTGGGGGACTTGGTTTGAATTGCCGCGACTGCACCCACTTCAACCTCAAAGACCTGGCCCAGCGCAACCGCCAACTGGCAAAGCAGGGTTACGGTTTTTGCAACATGAACAAAGACCGCGTACCCATGGCCGGGTGCTACTGCAACCAATGGGAACAGGCCAGCGCTGATTCTGTTCGGGCGCGCGAATTGTTTTGGAGGTCACGTTGAGCGATAGCCTGACCATCGAACTGTGGAACAAGCAGCAAGCCTGGGTTGCCATCAAAAACCAGCTGTTTCCTTTCCTCTCCACCGTGTTCCAAGCCTCTGGCCGGTGGGTGCTCACAGTCTCCCGACGCAAGCGCACCCCAGCCCAAAACCGCCGTTATTGGGGCAACGGGGTGCTCAAGCAAATCAGCCAGCAAGCCGTGGTCAATGGCGAGATGTTCGGTCCTGGAGCATGGCATGAGCAATTCAAGCGCCAGTTCATTGGCGTGGAGCAACTTCCCAACGGTGAGGTTGTCGGCAAAAGCTCCACCGGGCTGTCTACCGCCGAGTTTTGCGAGTTCAGCGACCAAGTGGAGGCATTTGCTGCCACGCAACTGGGTGTGACCTTTTACGACCTGAAGCCACATGAAACCCTTTGAGCCAAAAGCCCGCCCCTGCAAGCAGTGCGCCAAGTTGTTTTCCCCTGTTCGACCCATGCAGGCAGTGTGTTCGCCAGTCTGTGCAGCCCGCAAGGTGAAAGCAGACAAAGCAGCCGAGCGCACCCAGCTCAAGGCACGCAAAGAAGCCATCAAGACCATCCCCCAACTCATCAAAGAGGCTCAAGTTGAATTCAATGCCTACATCCGTGCCCGTGACCATTTACAGCCCTGCATCTGCTGCGGCATGCCTTTGGGAACTGGGGAGGTGGGTGGAGCCTACGACGCAGGGCACTACCGATCCACCGGTTCAGCCAGCCACCTGCGATTCAACGAAGACAACGTACACGCCCAACGCAAACACTGCAACAGGTACGGAGCAGGCCGTGCAGTTGACTATCGAATTGGACTCATTGCGCGTATTGGCCTTCCAAGGGTTGAGTCTCTAGAGGCCAACAACACCCCGCACAAGTGGACCCGTGAAGAACTGACCGAAATCCGCAACACCTACCGATTGAAACTCAAGGAGCTTGAACGTGAGCATTGAAGACATGGCAAGGGAAGCGCTCAGGCGCATCCAGGAGTTCATCAACCGCAGCGCAGCGCAGCACCTGCGGCGCATGAAGGGGCAGCATGGAAATTGAAGTCACTGGGATCGAAGCATTGGTGTGCCGAGAGATTGCGCGCAGGCAACGGCTCGGGATTCAGAAATACGGCGTAACGGTGGAAAGCAACCGCCTTCGGCTCATTGAATGGGTGAGGCATGCCAAGGAAGAAGCCTTGGACCTGGCTGTGTACCTGACCAAGATTGAATGTGAACTGACCGCCCAGGAGGATGACGGCAAATGACCCTCAAAAAAGGAAGCCCATTCCCCCTGCAACGCCCATCGAACATGCGCCGAGTACTGGAAGCAGTACAGAACGGCAACCAGTACCGCCGAGAAGTGATGAAGGTCACAGGACTCAACGAAGGCCAAGTGCGTAGCGCTTTGCACAACCTGGTGTTCATCGGGTTCTTGGAACGCAGGTCAGACACCGAAGGGCGATCCACCTACCAGTCACCTGGTCAATGGAGAAGCGGCATCTCTGAGCATTTGATAGGGGTATCTTCTATCTTTCATCCACGATTCACAGGGGACAAGACATGAGGGTTCTATCGCTTCCAACAACGTCAAGAATGGAGAAGGTGGGTCTGCTGGCAGCAATGATTGCAGAGATCAATGGACTCAGCGAGAAAGCTGTCGCGTATGAAATTTACTGTGCCCATAGGCGCGGTGAGCTTCGGTGCAGGTGCCCTCTAACATTTTTTGATGGTCAATCAGGTATTTACTTTGGACCAACATTCCTAACGCGGTGGATAGACACCAATGAAGACTTCAGGGTGTTCGTAAGAAAGAACTATCAGCTGATCGTTCACAAGAGACTGACCCGCTTTACCAATGTTGACAATAAGTGAATCGAACACCCTCACTGGACTCGATAGCATGACAACAGCACCAATACCCAAGACCGCCTATAAGAAAGGCGAGAAAAGACCGAACCAAGGCAGGCCAAAAGGCGTGCTCAACAAGAACAACCAGGCGATCAGAGACATGATTGCCGAGGCCCTGGACAATGTTGGCGGCGTTGACTACCTGATGGACTGTGCAACAGACCCAAAGACCAAGGCGGCGTTCTTGGGGTTGGTAGGCAAGGTGATGCCAATCCAAGTCACTGGCGACCCGCAAAACCCGCTCCAACACAACTTCACAATCAGCTTCAAGGCCCCAATTGGAAATTGAACTTGCGCAAAAGCTTGACGTTCTGTTCGAGCCTAAGCGGTACAAGATCATCAAAGGTGGCAGGGGCTCCGGCAAAAGCTGGGGCATTGCCATCGCCATGCTGATCATCGGCACGGCCAAGCCTACCCGGTTCCTGTGCGCTCGTGAGATTCAGAAGTCTATTCAGCAATCGGTGCATCAGTTGCTGAAAGACCAGATCGCACGGTTGGGGCTCGAGAGCTTCTACGAAGTGCTGCAAAACACGATCAGGGGTAAGAACGGGACCGAGTTCTTTTTTGCTGGCCTGAGCGATATGACCGTGGACAGCATCAAGTCATTCGAGGGTGTGGATGTGGTGTGGTGCGAGGAGGCCCAGACGATCAGCGACCGTTCCTGGTCCGTGCTCATTCCCACCATCCGTAAAGAGGGCTCCGAAATTTGGATCACCTACAACCCGGAGTTGGAGAGCGACCCAACGCACGACCGGTTTGTGATCAACACCCCGCCAGATGCGGTGGTGGTTGAAATGAATTGGTCAGACAATCCGTGGTTTCCGTCAACGCTGGACGCTGAACGCCGGCACGCTCAATCAACGCTCAAGCCCGAGGTCTACAACTGGATTTGGGAAGGCAAGTGCAAGCCCGCGGTTGAGGGCGCGATTTACTTTGACGAAGTGAGCAAGGCCGAGAGCGAGGGGCGCATCCGTGAAGTGCCCGCCGACCCGCTGCTTAAGACGCATGCGGTGTGGGACTTGGGATTCGCTGACAGCATGGCCATTGCCTTTGTTCAGCGCTCCGGCTCTGAGTTGCGCGTGGTTGACCACATTGAAGACAACCAGCGCACGCTTGCAGACTATGCAGCAGAGATCAGGCGCAAGCCCTACAACATCGGCGTGATGTACCTGCCCCATGATGGTTTCGCCAAGGATTACAAAACCGGCAAGTCATCCGCTGAGATCATGGAGGCGCTCGGCTTCACGGTTGAGAAAATCCCGCCAATGTCGGTCGAGGAAGGCATCAGAGCTACGCGGCTGGTGTTCCCAAGGGTGTACTTCGACAAGACGCGCACGGCTCGATTGATGGAATCATTGCGACGCTACCGCCGGAACATCAGCAACAAGACGGGAGAGCCTGGATCACCACTGCATGATGAGTTTTCGCACTCGGCTGATTGTTTCAGGTATGTGTGCATCGTTGCGGACAGCTTGACCAACAACAACGGTTCAGCGGCTCCGATCAGGTACAGATCAAAAGGATTTGTTGCCTGATGGAATGAGAGCCGGTAAAATAAGCGAGCCAGCAAAGGACGGCAATCCAATGCTGGCTCTAACCAATCCGACTGTGAAGGAGTCATCATGGCTGCGGCCAATCATATCACCCAAGAGCATCTGAAGTCGTTGTTGCACTATGCGCCCGACACTGGGGTTTTTACAAGAATCAAGTCAAGGCGGGGCGATTCTGTTGGTAAAACCACCGGCTGCTTAGACAAAAGCACCGGGTATGTGAAGATTCACATTGAAGGTTCTTTGTATTTTGCGCACCGCCTTGCTTGGATTTACATTCACGGCAACTGCGACGGCATGATGGTTGACCACATCAACATGGACAGAACGGATAACAGGCTTGAAAACTTGCGTCTGGTGAACAACAGCCAGAACATGCACAACAGGCTTGCAACCAAAGCAAGCCAGACGGGTTACAAGGGCGTCTTTGTGGTGCCGTCAACAGGCCGGTACATAGCCAAGATCAAAGTCAATGGTAAGCCGCGCAGTCTGGGGACGTTTGCAACGGCAGAGCTTGCATTTGATGCCTACCGGAAAGCGGCAAACGATTTGCTGCCGGAGTTTTGCCGGGTAGCGTAGCCGCTTTACCAATGTGGACACTATGCCAAGGAGTGCCCACCATGACCCATCAAGAACTCATCGAACTGATCCGCCTCGTCGGAATGGGGCGGCGTGACGCTGCTGACAAGCTGGCCGATTTGCTGCATCCGTTGCTCAAAGGTGACGAAGCGCCCAAAGTGACCAAGCGGAAGATCGCCGAATGAAGCTGGACGATGAAGACCTGCTGAAGCTGCTGCAAGACAAAGAGGACGCGGCAGGCAAGTACGTCTGGGGCGAGCTGTCTACCACGCGTGAGGCTTCGCGGCGTGAGTACTACAAGCAACCCTACGGCAACGAGCAAGAGGACTGGTCACAGATTGTGGCCTCTGACGTGTCCGACACGGTGGAATGGGTGCTGCCCTCCCTGCTCAAGATCTTCACCAGCACCGACAAAGCGGTGAGCTTTGAGCCTTCACGGGCCAACGACGTGGCCGGTGCAGAGCAAGCCACCGACGCTTGCAACCACGTCTTTTACAAGCAAAACAACGGCTTTTTGGTGCTCTACACGGCACTCAAAGACGCGCTCATGACCGGCAATGCGGCGGTGATGTGGCGCAAAGAGACCAAAGAAAGCGTGACGTCCATCCCATTCCAAGGGGCCACGGACGAAATGCTCGCCATGATCATGCAAGAGGAAGGCGCAGAGCTGCAAGAGGTGCGCACCGAGCAAGTGCTCGACCCCACGGGCATGGTGATGGGCTTGCACTCCGGCCGACTCAAGCGTATTGAAAAGCGCAACGTGGTTACGGTGGAGGCGTTCGACCCCAACGACCTGTTGATTGAGGCCGAGTGGACTTCGCCCCTGTTGCAGGACTGCCCTTACGTTTGCCGGGTGATGGAAGTCACCGCGTCTGAACTGAAGCTGATGGGCTTCAAGGTGGACCCGGAGGACTTGGAAGCATCTGACCGCAATTTGATGCAGCGGCAGACCGAATCCGAGGCCTACGAGGACGAAGGCGACGATATCGACAAGAGCCAGGAAGACGGCTACTTGCGCATTGAATACGTGCTGGTGGACCGTGATGGCGACGGCATTGCCGAGCGCCTGTGCATCTACCGTTTGCAGGACAAAATCCTGAAGGTTGAGGAAGTCTCGCACGTACCGATTGCCACGGCCTCACCGGTGCTGAACACCCACCAATGGGCCGGCATGAGCCTGGCCGAAGTGGTGAGCGACCTGCAAAAGCTGCACACTGAGTTGCTGCGCCAGACGCTGAACAACCTGTATTTGACCAACAACCCGCGCACCAAAGTGCTGACGGATTCGAATTGGTCACCCATGGCCAACATCGACGATCTGTTGGACTCGCGCCCAGGTGGTTTGATTCGCACACGCGACATCAACGGCGTGCAGCCTGACGTGGTGCCATTCGCGGCTGGGGCATCCATGCCGATGCTGGAATACGTGCAGGGCATGCGCGAAAACCGCACGGGTGTGTCTCGCACGTCCATGGGCCTGAACCCGGACAGCCTGAACAACACGGCCACCGGGCGTCAGATCGACCAATCAGCGGCACAGCAGCGCATTGAGCTGATTGCTCGCATCTTTGCCGAGATACTGGTCAAGCCCATATTCCAAGGGATTTTGAAGACCCTGACCGACGGTGGGATGGAGAAGCTGGCGTTCCGCTTGCGTGATGAGTTCGTGGAGTACGACCCGAACGAATGGCGCGATCAGTACGACATGAGCATCCACGTTGGCTTGGGCACCGGCGACAAAGTGAGCCAGGCGCAGCAGTTGGGCAACATCTTGCAATTGCAGATGCAGGGCATGCCGATGGGCTTGGCGACACCGAAGCACGTTTACAACACCGCTGCAAAGCTGGCAGAAAACGCCGGGTTCAAAGACGTGCAGGCGTACTTTCAAGACCCGTCAACCCTGCCGCCGCAGCCGCAACAGCCTCCGATTGAGCTTCAGATTGAGCAAATGAAGTTGCAGGCCGATCAGCAGAAGTCACAGGCACAGCTTCAGGTGGACTTGCAAAAGACGCAGGCCCAAATGCAGGCCAAGTTGCAAGAGACACAGGCCAGCCTGGAATTGCAAGCGGCCAACGACCAGCGCGACGCCGAGCGCGAAATGATGAAAGCCCGGTACGACGCGCAGTTGGAACAGCAGCGCATGGAGTTTGAGAAGTGGAAGGCTGAGTTGCAGGCACAGACCCAGATTTACCTGGAACAGCTCAAGCAACAGAGCGCAGCACCGACCAACCTGGAAGGCAGCAGCGACATGACCAACGCGCTGGCGGCTTCGATCGACGGTTTCCGCGCAGCGATTGAGCAGCTGGGCAAACCAAAAACCATCGTGCGTGGGCCGGACGGCCGTGCGCAAGGCATTGCATAAATTTCAGAGGTAACACATGGCATTAGACGCAACCAAATGGCAGTTTCGCAGCGATCGGGGCATTCGGTACATTGGCGGGGCGCACGGCTCGGCAACGGCAAACTATGTTTCGGTGTACGAGCTGCACCGATGGCTGCAAGACTTGGCCGACGATGCCTCGGCATCCGGCGATGACCTGCTGGACATTACCAAGCTGAACCCGTCCGACAAGAAGTTCACCACCATCATCGAGTTGCTGAACAACGCTTATTTGGACGATGGCTACACCACGCCCGCGAGTGAGTTCATTTTCGGCGGCTCGATCATCCAAACGGTCAGCGGCAACGAGGAAATCTACGACGGTGTTTCCGTGGTGGCGAACCGTGGCGTGATCGTCAACGTGATCCAGAACAACGTGGTTCTAAGCAACAAGTTCTGGAACAACACACCGAACGGCGAGAGCTTTGCGGGTATCAACCCCGACCCGGCCAACGGCGTGGCGATGCGCTTCATGGTCAAGGTCAAGAGCGCAGGTGTGTTGACCGACAACGGCGCTTTGCTGTTCACCACCCGCGAATGGGGCAAGACCTTCAGCGAATTCCGTATTCCGTCAACCGGTCGAGGCGTGAACGTGGTTCCGCTGACCTACGCGGACGACTTGAACAACACCACGGCCTCGGGCACGGTGGCGACCTGGACGACGATCACCAACACCACGGCGGGTTACAAAGCCATTGACGTGGACAACAACGGATCGAACGAAGAGTATTACTCCGAGTGGAACCGCGACACGTACACGATCAACCAGTTCTATGAGCGCATGAAGTATGTGTCTCGCAACGGTGAAACCGGCACGCTGTATGGCATCCCCGGCGAGAAGTTCCGGGGCATTACGCACCTGGTGGACATTGGCACGCCTTCGGGCGGCACGTTCGTGCAGGGCGGCGCAACGCCTTTGTCATGGGGTTCGGGTGGCACGGCGGGCACGGGCCAGATACTGGCCAACGACACCACCGATCACATCCTCTACATCCAGTTGCTGACCGGTGTGGCACCCGGCAACAGCATGACCGTGACCCAGGGCGCAGTGTCGGCCACCACATCGGCGGCTGCGGTTGAAAAGGCGCTGTCTACCCCGTTCTGCGGTGCATCTACCGGCTCATCGCTGGTGGGTGCTTATGGCTTCGCGCTGGAGTACGTTGACCTGGCGGTGAATGACAAGATTCAGGCGCTGGACGGCGTGACCCGTCAGCCACCCAACAACGTGACCTTCACTGTGAACGGCGTTGCATCTGGCTGGCGTGTGCTGGTCGGTCCTGAAAACGGCTCGGGCGGCTTGCAAGTGGGCCAGTTGACCCTGAACGGCGCATTGACCGGCGCTGCTGTGACTTCAGTGGTGGTCAACGAGGCGATACCCGCCAACACCCCATCAAGCGGCACCATCCGAATCCTGCGAGCCAGCGGTGTTTACACCCGCCACCCCTACTCGGCGGTGAACACGGGCACCAAGACCTTCACGATCACCAGCCACAACTTCAGCACAGACAACGCTGCCAACGGGGCCAACACGTTTATCAGCTACATCGACGCTGCGGCTGCGGGCACTTCGATCAGCTACAACACGATTCAGTCGGGCAACCAGACCCTCTACGTCGAGGCGCGGTACGGCGGCACGGGGCCGAACTACACGGACTCGATCAAGCCTGCCAAAACCACCGGCTCGCTGGGTTCCACGGGCGGCAGCGCCACGATCTCATCGGTGTCTGACGCTTAAAGGGCAAGCATGGCCTATTTGGTCGACATTGCTCAGACGGGTTCGACGGCAGGTGGCACGGGCTACACCGTCAACTTGCCACCGCACCAAACCAACGATTACCTCGTTTTGATGGGGGCGGTGGATACCGGCACGCTAGCCATTGCTTCATCGTCTTCCACCTGGACGGCGTTTTCACCGGCCACAGTGACGCAGGGCATCATCACTTATGCGTGGTACCTGAAGTGCAACAGCGCAGCGGAAACGCTGACAATGACCAGCGCAGACGCCACGGCCATCATGGTGATGTGCTTCCGCGAAGTGGACACGACCACGCCATTCGACGGCGTGACACCGCTTTACAACGGCGTTGCCACAGGCACCACTACACCAGTGGGGCAGAGCTTGACCACGACCACGGCAAACGCGCTTGTGGTATCGATGGTGGCGGTGGAAGGCACCAACCCGATGGTTGTGACCGACCCCGGCGCTATGAGCGTGGGTATGTCCGACTCATCGGGCACCACGGCCACCCTGTCGGCGGACGTTTCGGCAGGCTGGTACATCCAACGCACGGCAGGCGCAAGCCCTGCGATCCCGTTCCGCTCCAACGTCTCGGGAACTTATGTTCGTTTGAGCTTTGCACTGCGGGCGGCATCTGGTGCACGGATTCCGCCATACATTGACGACGTGACCAGCCCGGCCACCTTGCTGCACAACGGCTCCTACTCGGCCACGGTGAACGGCGTGAGCCATACCACCAACGGCATCACGGCCACGATCAACGGCAAGACTGCCACCCCGACCACGGCGGCGCTGCTGGTGGACTCGGGCCTTGACCCTTACCTGTCCATCTTGACCAGTGCAGCAGCAGCCACGGCGGTGACAGCTTTGGTAGGCCCTGAAGTGACCATTACCACGGCGGTGAACGTGACCGGCAAGCTGGTCGCTGGCGCTGTGATGGCGGGCAACTGGAAACAGGCCAAGTTCGGCGTGGGTTCGCTGGCTCAGGGCGGTGTGGTGGTGCGCTTGGGTTCGGGATCGGCAGGCACAACGGCCTGGAATGCTTACCAGGTATCGGCCAAGGATGCGGCAGTACCACCGGCCACCCCTGCGGTGTTCGTGATCGAGCCAGGCTACAGCGGCACATCCTACGCCAACGGCTCCACCAACTGCGATGTGACGGCGGTGAAGTACCTGCAAGTGCTGCGCAATGCGCCTCTGTTCAGTTCACAGGTGGGCCTGACCGAGTGTTACGTGGTGGACAAGCAGATCATCGCAGGCGGTGACGCCACCTACCCAGTTGGGCTGGATGGCATGGTGGATGTGGGCAAGTCCTTCCGACTGCCTCTGATTCAAAAAGCGGGTGCGGCTGCGGTGGTGTGCTTTGCACCCGTGCAGATCGGCGGCGGCGATGCAGTGAACTTTCAGGTCGACTCCGGTGTGGTGCAGTTCCCCAAGCGGGCCAGCGTTGCAGCCAAGGATGTGCAGTACCACGCCAGCGACAACAAGGTTGGGTTGTATTTGGCAGGTAAGTCGGGCGACACGGTGAAGCTGACCAACAGCCTGATCACCAGCCCAACGCCTGCGGTGTTTGAAGTGACCAGCGGGGCCACCAGTGCGGCCACCTGGGACTTGAACAACAACACCTTCATCGGCATGACCACCACGCTGCGCCCTGTCACCACGTACAGCGGCGAGGTGTTCACCAACTGCCCCAGCGTGACCACAACCGGCAGCACCATCTCGGGCAGCACGTTCACAAACTCGCCTATCAGCGTGAGCAGCCCGGCCAACGCGGCTTTGATCAGTTCCAGCACCATTGCCAAAAACACCGGCACGGCGCATGGCATCACGATCACCGGCACAGCGGCAACCATCACCCTGACCGGCTTGACCTTCACCGGCTTTGCCAGCAGCGACGGCAGCACGGGCAACGAGGCGATCTACGTCAACATTGCCTCGGGCACCATGACGATCAACATCAGCGGCGGCACCACCCCCAGCATCCGCACGGCGGGCGCGACGGTAACGGTGCAAAACGCGGTGGGCGTGACCGTGACGGTGAAGGATGCCAAGACCCTGACGGCGGTGGAAAACGCCCGCGTGCGGATTGTGACCACCGTGGGCAGCAACTTGGTATTGGAAGGCACCACCAACTCATCGGGCGTGTTGACCGGCTCGACCACCTACGTGGGGTCGGCTGTGACAGGCACGGTGCGGCGCGCCACGGCAGGACTGGGCACGCTGTACAAGCCCTACGACATTTCCGGCACGGTGGGCGGCGGCGGCCTGGACGTGACGGCTCTTTTGACCTCGGATGAGTAATGGCCATCAGCATCAATCACGCGACGAAGGTCATCAGCATACCGAAGGCTGACACGGTGTTTGTGGAGACAAACGCAACCACCGGTTACGAAGTTCGCAGCTACGACGAATACGCCTTCATGCGTGAGCTGGCCGACTACCTCGACAGCGAGGAGGGCGCTACCTTGCCGGTAGCCTTCTCCCACAACACCAACGTCACGATTGCGGGTGTGGTGTATGCGCGTGCATTGTCTTTTCTGGCACCGTACACGATCACATTCGAGAATGGCTCGTATCAAGTGAAGCTGGTGGGCGGCACCAACAACAACATGCTGGACGTGCTGAACCCCAACAGTGTGAGCGTGATTGCGGCGAACTCGGCGGGCTTGCAGGTGGTGGACAGCGGCGGGGGAGGCGGTGGCCCCACGGCAGCAGAGATTGCCGCAGCGGTGCTGGCGTCGCTCATGTCCAACACCATTCCGGTGAACATGACCCAAGTGAGGGGCCAGGCCATCAACGGCAGCGGCTCAGAATCCGATCCTTGGGGCCCGTAGATGGCATCGGCCTGGGGGCTATCGTTTGGCAAGGCATGGGGCGCGGCCTGGGGAGCGATCACCGGGCAGGGCGGGAGCAAGCACGGCTTTGAAATGGTGGGCCGCAAGGTCTACATCAAGCGCGGCAAGAAGATCCACATCTTTGACACGGTGGCCGACGCTGACGCATGGGCCGACGCTGAACAGGCTGCGATTGACGCGATTGCCAAAGCCCAGAAGCCCACACGCAACGCCAAGAAGCGGGCCGTGCGCCGGGTCAATGCGCGGTTCGACCACGAGACACTGGACCTGATTGAGCTTGACCGGCTGGTCGAGCACTTCGGTGTGCCGGTGGAACTGCCCACGCTGGAGGCCAAGCAAGACTGGCTTGAGGTGGCGCGGATTGCCCTGCTGGTGCGCGAGCTTCAGGACGAAGAAGACATTGAAATGCTCTTGATGGCGTGACCGCTTTACCAATTTGGACAATGGTTGCATGACAGAACAGCAGACCGTTCAAAGAGCCACCGAAGCGGCGCTTGTGTTGAGCAATCCGGCGTACCAAGAGGCCATGAGCCAACTGAAAAGCGCGGTATTGACCCAATGGAAGGATTGCCCGGTGCGTGACCGTGAAGGGCAGTTGCTGTTGCTTCAACTGGCCAAGCTGACCGACAAGTTCGAGAGCCTGTTGAACGGGATGATCGAAACCGGAAAGCTGGCCCAGCACCGGATTGATGTGGACCGCGAGCGCAATGAAACACTGGCGCGGCGGTTCTTGAGGAAAGTTGCTTGAATCCGGGCGATCACCCGCCCTTATTGCGTCCGCAGAGATGCGCCGCGCCGAGCTCTGGTGACTTGAGAGCGAAGCAAGACCTTTGAAAGATGAGCAAATGGACGGACACGCTGAAAATGCACCCGACTCCCTGAGCGATTTGGCCGCGTTTCTGGTGGACACTCCCGACGAGGAATCCAACGACCAGGACGAAGCCGATACCGACGAAACCACCGCCGAGGGCGACACGGATTCCGAGGAAACCGACGGACAGGAAGAATCTGAGGATGACGAATCCGAAGAGGAAGAAGCCGATGACACGCCTGCACCCGAACGGAAACTAAAAGTCACTGTAAAGGGTGACGACGGCACCGAGCAGGAGCTTGAGGTTGATGAAACCGAGCTAGTGAAGGGCTACCAACGCCAGGCGGACTACACCCGCAAGACGCAGGAGCTTTCGCAGCGCGAGCATCAAGCGGTTGAGCAACTGCGCACCAAGTACGACGAATTTGCCGGTCAGTATGTGCAAAAAGCCGAGTCCACACGGGCCGCGATTGTGCAACTGGCAGGCCTGCGCAGCGAAGCGGAAATGGCCCAACTGGCCCAGACCGACCCCGCTGCATGGGTGGCAGAAAACCAACGTCAGCAATCCATTTATGCCGTGCTGAACCAGATGGATCAGCAGATTGACACTGAGCGAAAAGCTATCGCGCAGCGCCAAGAGCAGGCCGCCCAGCAGTGGAAGGCGCAAGCCTTTCAGCAAGCCTGGAGCGAACTGCAAAAGGATGGCATAGACCGGGACAAGCTGGCGAAGGTGTACGGCGATGTTTCCAAAACCTACGGTTTCTCGAAAGAGGAATTGGGCAACGTGTTCGACCACCGCCTCGTGCGGCTGATGCGAGACGCTGCCGCTTACCGTGAACTGCAAGCGCAGAAGCCCGCGGTCAAGCAGAAGGTGGAGCAAGCGCCCAAGCTGCCCAGCAAAGCAAACCCGACCCCACAAACACGCAAGAACGTGCAGCTCGAAAAGCGCTTCCAAGGTGGCCGCGCAAAGCTGAACGACCTTGCTTCTTACCTCATGTAATTCACTGGAGCATTAATCATGGCAGTTCCAACCAACCTGTATCAAAAGGCATCCCTCAAGGGCGACCGCGAGGACTTGACCGACAAGATCTACAACACGTCGCCCACCGAAACCCCGGTGCTGTCGGCGATTGGCCGCGTGACTGCGACCAACACGTTCCACGAGTGGCAGCGCGACGCTTTGGCCACCGCCAACAAAGACAACGCTGCGATTGACGGTGACGACGCTTCTTTGGACGCGCAAACCGCGACCGAGCGCGTGGGCAACTACATGCAGATCTTCCGCAAGACGCCCGGTGTTTCTCGCCGTGCCAACATCGTGAAGAAAGCAGGCCGTGGCTCTGAAATGGCTTACATCAAGGCCAAGTCGATGCTGGAAGTGAAGCGCGACATGGAAGCTGCGATTGTGTCCAACAACGCTGCCGTTGCGCCTACCACCTCCGTGGCTGGCAAGTTCGGTGGCTTGGGTGTGCAGAACAACGCCAACACCTCCCACGGTGCTGGTGGCTCTACCGCCGCTTGGACCTCTGGTGCGCCTACCACTGCCCCCACCGCAGGTACGGGCCGTGCGTTCACCGAAGCTTTGCTGAAGACCGTGGTGCAAAGCACCTACATCAGCTCTGGCGAAGTGCCCCGCATGGTCATCATGTCGCCCAACCACAAGGGCGTTTTCTCTGGCTTTGCCGGTATTGCGGTCAACCGCTACCAGGTGAGCAAGAAGGAACAGGGCCGCATCATCGGTGGCGCTGACGTGTATATGTCCGACTTCGGCGAGTTGGAGATCGTGCCTCACTACCTGATGGCCGGTTCTACCGACGTTCATCTCGTTAATTCCGAATATGCAGAGATGGCGTATTTGGATGGATTCCGAACACAGGAACTCGGCCTTACTGGCGATAGCGAGAAGGTTTTGGTCACCGTAGATTGCGCTTTGGCTGTCCGTGCGCCTAAAGCTTTTGGGAAAATCAGCGATCTGACCGGCGGGTAAATTCACTGACTTGATCGGTGACTGATAAAGGGGGCTTCGGCCCCCTTTTTTATTGCGCTTTACTTATGTGGAAACTAGGGGCAAGGAGTTTTAGTTATGGGGCCACTTGCACAAATTTACAGCGCTGGGGACACGCTCAAGCGCCAGTTTCGCGGGCTGCTGGACGAGCCATTGGGCACGCTGCAACAGTTTGTGAACCACATGAACGACCGTTCACGCTCGCTGAACGAGTTGACCACCGCATCGGCCAACGAATTCAGGCAAACCAAACGATCAGGCGGGCCGCAAACCGAGAAGTTGGCCGGGGTGCTGGCAGATGCTTACAACCCTGCCGGCATGGTGGTGTGGCATGGCAGCCCCCACAAGTTCAACAAGTTTGACGCCAGCAAGATAGGCACGGGCGAGGGGAAACAGCAGCAAGGCATCGGTTCTTACCTTGCCGAAAGTGAAGCGGTGGCGCAGAAGTACGCCGATAAAGAATCATGGAAACGCGGCATGGAGTCCGGCTATCTCTACAAGGTGGACGTACCAGATTCCTTGATTGCAGCGATGGCGAATCACGATGCGCCGCTTTCTTCGCAACCGAAAAATGTGCAAGATGCGGTGCGTTCAATGTTGGATGATTCGTTTGCACTTAGCGCCTTGCGCGACTATCACGGATGGGATGATCCGATGGCGGCACCTTTTGGCGCAATCATGGATGCACTGGAAATCTCAAAAGGCAACAACAGGGCCGCAACATCTGGAATGCTGCGCCAAGCTGGCATCCCCGGAATCCGCTACCTAGACGGCGGCAGCCGTGGCACAGGCCAGGGCACCAGTAACTTTGTGGTTTTCCCCGGCAATGAGGGGTTGTTAAGCATTCTGGAGCGCAACGGACAGCCCTTACCGTAGACGCTTTACCAATGTGGACACTTAGGGCATGACCCCAGTCGAATCATTCACATTGGACGAAGGCACCGACGCTTACGGTGTCAACACCCGCCTGATTTTCCAAGGCGATGAGGTGATCAAGCACACCTCGCAAGACGTTTCGGGCATCTTGGAGTTTGCCAAGGCCAAACGCAACCACACAGCGGGTGAAAAGTGGGGCGAGATGCGCCATGTGGCCACAATTCCCATGCACATCTATGCCGAGCTTCTGGCGATCACAGACCAGAACGAGCGCAAGAAAAAGCTTAAAGAGTACATCCGGGCCAACCCGGCTTTTGCGACGTTTGATGCGTACCTGAAAAAATGAAAAAGTACTTCGACTTCATCATCAGTTCGTCTGGCCGCAAGGTGACAACGGGCAGCGTTTCGGTGCTCATTTACGGCACAGCAACCCCCGCCAGCCTGTTTTCTGACGCTGCGGGCACCGTGCCCATTGCCAACCCGGTGCCGATTGATTCACGGGGTTATTTCGAGTTCTACGCGGCTGACGGACGCTATTCGCTGACCGTGAACACGCCAGACTTCAACCCGGTGACGCTGACCGACATTGTGTTGGATGACCCGGCGAGTGGGGCGGATATTGGGCCTTATGTGTCGTACACCCCAGCAGGTGCAGGCGCTGTGGCTACCACGGTGCAGGCGAAGCTGCGGGAGAGTGTGAGCGTTAAGGACTTTGGGGCGGTGGGGGATGGTGTTGCGGATGATACGGCTGCTGTGCAAGCAGCAATAAATTCACTTTCAGCCGGTGATGAACTTTTGCTTCCAGCTGGATACACATACCGAGTTGTGAACGCAACTGGCACTGGTGCAACCTTAGTGCTTCAACGTGCCAATGCCGTTGCAAACAACACGCTGTACGCAATATCTTCCAGCACAAACAACATCTCAATCAGGATTGACGGCGATGTTGTTTCCACGTCTGCCTTGGACGACGTGTTTCGATTCACTGGGTCAAACGTCACAGTTCACGGCTCTGGGTCTGTAACTGGCCCCGGTATCTACTTGGACACAAACTCAAGTGATCCGCTTCTGCAATGGTATCCATCTCTTATCAAGTTGAGTGGAGATGGCTCTTCTTGCGCCGGACTCAATGTTGTCAATGCTCCTACTATTGGCATTTATTTAGACTCCAGCTATAGCAAAGCGATAAGCAACCACATATCCGGTGGGCCAACATCTCACGGAGCAGGGACTGTTTCGTTTGGTATTTGTTGCGGAAATGCTTCCGGTGGGGATATTTACAACGCTGTTGTTGACAATAACTTTTACCCCGGAAGTGATGGCGGGGCGATGTATGACGCTGTGTATAGCGTTTGCACAAGCGCAGTTATTTCAAATAACAATGGTTATGGATTGCTAGAGCATGGGATATATAACTATGGCGCTTACAGCGTAATTTCTAGCAATCGTTTTGGTGGTTCTGCTGCATCACCTATGACGGCCCCAGGAATTCAAAGTTTTGCATCAAATTGCACAATTACATCAAACATTTTGTCAGGAAGTATTGGTGGAATAGCTATCGCATCCTGTTCAAATACCGTCGTTGCGGAAAACATTATTTCTGGAAATATTACACAAGGTGGTATTTCCGTAAGACGATATACAAGTGATGCAACATCAACCACGTATCGAAACATTACAATATCCAACAATGCGATTTATGTCCCAGGTGTAACCCAACAAGCCATTGACGTTGCCCTTGACAACAATCTGACCGGATTGTCTATTTCTGGAAATTCAATCACTGGATCTGCCGCAACTTATGGCGCAATCGTTGTAAGAAACGCAGGGTCTGGCACTTTAGATCAGATAAAAATCACAGGAAATTACATTGAGCAATGTAATGCGTATGGCATTGAAACAAACGGAATCTCTGGATTTTTGGTTTCCGAAAATCAAATCTTGAATGCAAACGCAACGGCATCGGATATTGCTATATATGCAAATACAAACTGCGTAAGCGGAACAATAAAAAACAACACTGTTTCTGACACTCGCGGTACAAAACTGACGGCGCGTGTCTTTTATGGTTCTGGCGCTGGAAATAACTACTTGGTTGTTAACGACAACACTGCTAATGGATTGCTGTCAACAACTAACGCATTTGTTCAATTACCAGCAACAGGTGGTTACAAATATGGAAACCGTGTTGATGGGAACCCGACTGTGGGAACATTCACTGTTACAAACGCCACAGGCGGTGCTGTAACAGCTCCTACGCAGACGGCATACGGCGGTGGAACGACCATCTTGATTATTCCGATAAATCAGGCCGCTTGGGATTTACAAGCGGGAGTCAATCGAATTTACGTCAGTGGTGTAAACGCAGGCTCATTTAACTGGGCTACATCTAGCGGAGCTGCAACCGGCAGTACGACGGCATCTTTTCAGTATCAGATCATGCAGTAATTCATGATGACCACCATCCTAGCCATTCTCCCCCTCCTAAAGTCCCGCACAGTATGGTTCGCCATTATTCCTACACCAACCCCCAAATGCGTTAACCCATGACCATTGTTGTAGTTGATACCTCAGAAAATCAATTCGAATCGCTGAAGGCGCGCATTGCGTCGTACATGCACCGGGACGATTTGACCGATGAAATACCCACGTTCATTTCGCTGGCCGAATCGTATTTGGTGCGGGAAATGCAGATCAAAGAGCTGCAAGTTTCCACCACCCTGACCACGACGGGCGAATACGCGGCCCTGCCCAGCGACTTTGGCACGGTGTCGCGCCTGGTGATGACGCAGGGCGGCTGGACGTGGAATCTGGACTATGCGAGCGACCCGGCCATGGTCACATCGACCAACACGCAGCCGACCCGGTACGCGCTGGAAAACGGGCAGGTTCGCATTTTTGGCGCGGGTACTGGGACTCAGGCGACTTTGTACTACCTGCCTGCCATTGTGCCGTTGAGCGTATCGAACACCTCAAACTGGCTGACCGAAAACGCGGCGGATTTGTACCTCTACGCCTCGTGCCTGGAAGCGGCCAAGTGGGCGCGCGACGACCAACAAGCTGCGGCGCTGGCCGGTCTGGTGTCGGGCGCTTTGGACAACGTGAAGAAGTTTGCAGAGCGTCGGGGCTTGCCTTCGACCGGCTCGCTACAAATGAAAGTGAGGCGATAAATGGCCGTTGAAAGCGCAACCTATATCAACCAGCTGGACGCTACCAAGCCCGGCGCATCTGACCTGAAAAGCGAGGGTGATGATCATCTGCGGCTGGTGAAATCGGCGGTGAAGTCGACCTTCCCGAACGTGACGGGGGCCGTCACTGGAACACATGCCGACTTGAATGTTTTGACCGGCGCGGCTACTGGTGCGGTGTCTGGCCTGAACGTGACCACTCAGGCGGCTTCTGACAACACCACCAAAGCAGCTTCGACTGCGATGGTGCAGTTGGCCATCATGGCTTCGTCGGGGTTGTTGGGGCAGCTTCCGGGGCAATCTGGCAATGCTGGCAAGTTCCTCAAAACCAACGGCTCTGTGGCCAGTTGGTCAGACGATTCCCGCATCAAAATCGCGCCGACGGCAGGCGGGACGTTGACGGATGCCAACTCATATTATTCGTTCATTTCCAGCGCGTCCTACACCCTGCCTGACTTCACTAATCTGGACTCGTTCGGGCTGTTGTTTCCATCCAACGCCACGGCGGTGCCTGCCAGCCTGACCACATCGGACGGCTGGAGCTTCACCACCGGCGCAGTGGCGGGCACGTTGCGGGTGATGCAGCCATTGAACACCACCACGGCGCATGGCGTGTGGGGAAGCGGCATCACCATGACACCGCCGACGTTGGCAACCGCTACCGTGGCGGCAACCTTTGGTGCGGTGTTGGGTACGGCGCAACTGGATACCAACCTTGTCATTGTGGTGTACCGCAACGCCAGTACGGTCTACGCGGTGGCGTGCGACACCAGTACCAATACTTTTGGCGCTCCAGTCACGATGATGGCGTACCAAAACGCCACAGGGTTTGGCGTGTGGTCTGACAGCACCACTTCGTTTGTGGTGGCTTGCAACACTGGCGGATCAACTTCAAGCGTGCAGGCTGGTTCAGTCTCAGGCACGACGATTTCGCTTGGCACTGCGGTGGCATTGGGGCAGGACATAGCCAACTCGATCAAGCTCAACAATGGCTTGTACGTTGCCAACACCAACCAGGCCACGGGTCTGATTGCCATCTCTGTCTCGGGCACAACGGTCACGGCGGGCACCGCGGTAAGTGCTGCGGCTGCCGGCACCGGGCTGGGTTGGACATTCATCAACCGTTCGTCGAACACCCAATTTCTGCTGGCGGTCTTGGCTGCGGGTGGCGGCGCAAACACCCGCGCCCTCACCGTCTGCATTGGGTCTGTCTCGGGAACCACGATCACGCTCAACGCCACTTCGGCCGGAACCAACATTGAGGCCAACGGCGGCTTGAACGTGCTCACCGACTTCTCGGAGGGTGCTTCTTACATCGCGGTGTGCTCCAACGGTGCGACACCCACTTCGGGCGATTGGTACGGCATCTCGGTATCTGGCACCACGGCTACTCTCGGAACCGTCACCACACGGGCGACCGACTTGCCGGTTGCGTTTGACAAGTCCCGATTCATTTACAAAACCGCCAAACCTCTGATCAAGTACAACACCACGACGATGTTGTTTGGTCACAAGGCTGCGGGGCCGTATGCCGTGACCATCTCGGGCACCACACTGACCTTTGGCACCAGTGGAGGCCCGGCCACCACGGTCAACTTCTTGAATGACTTTACCGGTTCGAATTTCTACGCGGTTGCTTCGGCCTTTGACAAATTGAGCGTCACAGGCACGACGGTGACGTCATCGTTCCAAGTAGCGGCGGTGCCGACTTTGATCATGTCTGACACGCTGACCAATGCGGCGGTGAACTACGGCGGCACTTGGTACACGTGGACCATGCCAACCATGATCACCGCGCTCACGTCAAGCAAGTGGCTGCGCTCCACCGGATCCACCAACCTCACTTTGTCAGGACCGATTGCATGATCTACCCCATTGGATACATCGAGCCACGAGAAGCGGCCAAAGCGGCCAGAGCTGCCGCGGTGGAAGCCATCACAGTCACCACCCAAGCGGGTAACACGTTTGACGGTGACGAAACATCACAGACCCGCATGGCGCGAGCGATCATTGCCCTGCAAGCCACCGGCACGCCTTCGGTCACTTGGGTGCTGCACAACAACACGGCGATACAGGCCACCGTTGCAGAACTGTCCGAGGCGCTGGCCTTGGCGGGTGCGGCTCAAGCTGCCATTTGGGTGATTGAATGAACCTGGGCCGGTACATCTTCAACAACCTGATAGCGGCTGACCAGTTGGGCAACACGCTGACAGGTGGCGCGCCCGACGAAACCCTGAGCGCTCGGGCCTACCGGAGCGAGGTGAAGGGCCGGATTCTGGGGCGGTTCTTTCGCCCGGTGATTGACTTCATTTTCCTGCCGTTTGGCAAAGGGCACTGCTTGCACTCCTACGTTGCCGAACTGAAGAAACGGCAACTCCCGAAGGACTACCAATGAGCATCATGAAGATTCGGGACGTAGGCAAGGGGGCCAACTACGACCTAAGCCCCGAAGAATTGCCGGATGGCCTTTGGTCACATGTGCAGAACATGCGCTTCTTGAACGGCTATGCGCAGCGGTTTCGCGGCATGGCGGCTTTGTTCGCAACACCTACCACGACCCCGCAGTTCATCACGGCTTACCAAACCCCAACCAAGCGGTACTGGGTGCACGCAGGCACCAATGCGGTGTTTGCCGACGATGGCACCACCCGCACCGAGATCACCCCCACCTCAGCCCCCACCGGCACCACGGATGACCGTTGGAGCGCGGCCAAGCTGGGCGGCTTGCTGGTGATGACCAACGGCGTAAACGCGCCCTACTACTGGAACGGCGACACCGGCACCGACCTGGCGGCGCTGACCGGCTGGGATGCGAACGAGCGTTGCGCGTCCATCCATGCGTTCAAAAATTACTTGGTGGCGCTGGACATCACCAAGACCTCGACCCGCTACCCGCACATGGTCAAGTGGAGCCATTCGGCGGTGCCCGGCTCGCTCCCAACCTCGTGGGACGAAACCGATGTGACCAAAGACGCGAGCGAGCAAGACATTGCCGAAACGCCTGATTTGATCGTTGACGCTTTGCCCTTGGGTGATGCGCTGGTGATCTACAAAGAGCGCTCGATGTTCGCCATGCGCTTCATTGGCTATCCTTACATTTTCCAATTCAACCGGCTACCGGGTGACTCCGGCATGCTGGCCAAGGGTTGCGGTGCGGTTACGCCTTTGGGCCATGTGGTGCTGACTTCGGGCGATGTGGTGCTCAACACCGGCAACGGGGTAGCGTCGATTGCCGATGGTTCGGTGAGGCGGGCGATTTTCAGCAACATCGATTCCACGAACTACAAGCGGGCGTTTGTGACCACCAACCCGCAGCGCTCCGAGGTGCTGATTTGCTACCCGGCAGCGGGTTCGACCTACTGCACCAAGGCGGCGGTGTGGAACTGGGACACGAAAGCCTGGGGCATGCGTGACCTACCCGATGTGACCTACGGGGCCACGGGCTTGCTGACCACCTCAACATCTGACACCTGGGCGGCTGACGCTGAAACCTGGGCCAGCGATATCTCAACATGGACGGAAAACGAATACGCGCCCAACGAGGCCCGGCTGCTGTTGTGTTCCAGCGCCAAGATTCTGGCCTTCGATGTGGGCATTACCGACGATGGCGCAACCGTGTCAGGCGTGCTTGAAAGGCGCGGCTTTACCTTTGACGACAATCTTTCTGTAAAGCATGTTCGGGGCGTTTATCCACGGATAGACGGCTCCAACGGCGACACAGTAACCATAGAGATTGGCGCATCCATGACACCCGACCAAGAGCCTACCTGGGGCACTCCGGCCACCTTCACGGTGGGGCAAAGCCACAAATCCGATGTGTTTGTGACCGGGCGTTACTTGGCCATGCGCATCACGTCTAGCGGATTGATTCGATTGCGCTCGCTTGATTTGGACGTTGTGCCGGCAGGGGTTTATTGATGTACGCACCCGCATTGCCCCCCAGTTCAGCCGATGGCATTTCAGGGTTTTTGGTCAACGAACTGCAACGCATTTCACAAGCGATGAACGAGGCCAAAGCCTTTTACTTGCTGGAAATGAGTTATTCGATTCCTGCCAAACCGCGTGACGGGATGGTTGTGCTGGCCGATGGCACCAGCTGGAACCCCGGCAGCGGGGCAGGGTACTACGGTTATCGGGCGGGAGCCTGGCGATTTTTGGGGTAAAACATGGCGCTTGATTTCAATTCTCTGTATCAAAACACGCTCGGGCGGGCACCCGATGCGGGCGGCTTGGCTTACTGGCAAGGGCTGGCCGGTGGCGGTATGTCAGATGAAGACCTGAAAAAGGCCTTCTACCAATCGGCGGTGGACGAAGTGCAGGGCGACACCACCGGCATTTCAGCTGCGACCGACGCATGGGACACCAAGCGCATGGCCGAGCAAATGGCGCAGTACAACGATGTGCTGACTCCAAAGTTCGGTGATTCCGAGAAGTGGAATTACTGGGACCAAGCGGGCAGCAAGTCGGCTCCATTGTCTGAACGGTTTGGAACCATGGGCGACTTTGGCGACAAGCTCAACGCCAACACCGACCCCTTCGCGGCTTTTGGCCGGGGCAAGGCACCGACCATCACCAGTACACCGGCGCTGCCTGAATTCACCGGCTTCAATCCGACGGCCACCAAGTTTGGCGACCCGTTCAAGTACGACCAGAAAAACCCGTACCTGGCCGATATGTCAAAGGCCATCACGGGCGACATTACCAGCAACCTGACCCGCAACATCATGCCGCAAATTGCCAGCGGTGCGCAGCTGGTGGGAGGCTTTGGGGGATCGCGGCAGGGCGTGGTGGAGGCCAATGCGCTCAACGATGCCAACAAGCAAGCGGCCAACGCTCTGACCGGGATGTACTACGGCGACTACAACAACGCCATGGGGCGGCAGTTGCAGAAGTACGGTATGGACCAAGGGTACAACCTGGGCATGGGCAATTTGCAACTGGGCAACCGCAACACCGACCTGAACCAAATGCAAGTGGGGGCCAACCTGTTTCAGCAGGGTAACACCGGCTTTTTGAACCAAGGGCAGGGCACCTACAACCTTGGGTTGACCGCTCAGCAGGCTCCTTGGCAGGCCTACAACAACTTCAACCAGGGCGCACAGCCCTACACCGGAACCGGCTCCACCACGTCCACACAAGGCGGCAGCGGTGCGGCGGGATTCTTGGGCGGGGCCGTGGGTGCTTCGCAGATGTACAACATTTTTAACAAACAACCGGCCACACAAGGAGCTTGATATGGCTTTTGACCCTTTGAGCATTGGATTGAGTTTGGCCGGTGGCCTGTTGGGTTCGGGCAGTGGCGACAAAGCCGCTACGAGCGAACAAAAGCTTGACCCCCGCCTTGAGCGTTACGTTTACGGGCCGGACGGTGAATCCGGCCTATTGGGGGCCATGTACCAACTGGCCCAAGAACAAGCATCACAAGGCGGGTTGAACGACCTGCAACGCCAAGGCATGGAAATGCAGCGGCAGTACCTCATGTCGCCGGAATACAGCCAGGGCATGAACCAACTGCGCAGCATGGGCCTTGGGCTTTTGGGCAGCGGTGTGGCGGCGAACCCGTTTACAGGCGGTGGCGTGACCCAGCCCGCGGCAGGTGGGTTTGGGTACAAAGGCCTGACCGATGCCAAGCTCCCGGACTACACCAAGTCGGCCCCCAAGCTGACCGAGAAACCCAAGGCGGCAGCACAGCCCCCCGACAATCTGGGGCTTTCCAGCGGTGGAAGCCCTGGGGCGGTGAACCCGTACAACTCAAACGGCACACAAAATGCTGCAAGCTTGCTGGCCTGGGGGCCATATGCAGGCGGCGGCAACTACGACGGCTACACCACCGGCGGCGGCTATTACAGCTACCCCGGCTACGGTAGCGGCAACTCTGGCATGGGGGACTGATATGGCTGGACTCTTGGGCGATTCTTGGGAAGACCCGCGCACACAGGCCACGCTGCAACTCGCGGCGGGCTTGCTGGGTGGTGGCAACTTTGGCCAGGCGCTGGGGCGTGGGCTTGAAGGCTATCAAGGCACCATGACGGCTGCCAAACGGCAGGCCATGATTGACGAAGAAATGACCCGGCGCAAGCAAGAGCGCGAGGCGGAACAAGCACAACTCGCAGCAAAGCAGGCCGAAGCACTGCGCATTGAAAACGTGGTGCGAGGCTCATTGATGCCGGTTTCTGGTGCGCGGGCGATTGGGCAGGATGCAGGTGGCCCCACACAGGCCAAAGCCGAGTTGATCGGGCAAGCACCAAAGCTGGATGCCAATGCGTTGCTGGCGCAGGGTGTGCCCTACGAGCGCGTCAAAGCCCTGTTTGAGGCTCAGAACCTGGGCCGTGATGAAGTTGCGCGCACGGCCGAGGTTGAAGGCCCGAACGGTCAAAAGATTATTCAAGGCTTCAACAAGTGGGGCGGCAGGCAAGGTGAAGGTGTTTCCGGCTACGTTGCCCCTCAACTGGTGAACCAAGGCGATCGACAGACGTTTGTCAAACCCTCTGCGGGCGTTTCGCTGGGTGTGGGTATGTCGCCTGCCGAACGAGACGCTGCGGCGCGTGGGTGGGCTACGAATGCGCTGGCGCGGGAACGGCTGATTTTTGACAAGGCGGGCGGGGCAGAAACTGGAAAGCCACAATTTAAGGATGGCATGTGGGTGATGCCGCCAACTGGCATGAGGCCTGGTGAGGCTGTAAGCGCAATGACACCAGTTGCGCAAAAAGATGCGAACGAAGCGCTAAACCTTATCAACCAAGCCAGGCAAGTTATACCAAAAGCCACGGGCAGCGGTCTTGGATCAATGGTAGATGTTGCTGGTAGGTTTTTTGGTTCATCTACTGAGGGTGACGTTGCAACTGGTGAGTTGCAGGCACTGGAAGGCGCTTTGGTTGCCAAGATGCCAAAAATGAGCGGCCCCCAGTCTGACAAAGACGTTGCGCTTTATAAGCAGATGGCCGGTGTTATTGGAGACCCATCAATACCCAAAGAACGAAAACTTGCAGCGCTTGACCAGATTGAGAAAATACAAAGGCGTTACGCTGGGCCGGTTAAAACAGACTTGGCACCAATGCCCAACCTGCCACCAGCAGCACAGCACAAAGGCCGCACCATACGCGACACCGAAACTGGGCGTGTTTTGCGCTCTGACGGCATGACCTGGAGGGAGCAATAATGCCTTACGAGTTTGTGGACGAAGCGCCCCAAGGCCGGTACGAGTTTGTTGACGAACCGGTCAAACCCAAAGGCAGCACGGCGCAGAACATTGCGGGCGGCTTGCTTCGTGGGGCGGGATCCATCGGTGCGACCTTGCTTTCACCGATTGACGCAGCGGCTCGCGCATTGAATCAGGGTAAACCCGTAGAGATAGGCGGGGTACCGCTGATCGGCGTTGACCGTCGTAAGCTCATGGATGAAGCTTTGCGAGGCTTTGGGGTTGATGCCGAATCACTGGCTTACCAAGGTGGCAAGCTGGGCGCTGAGGTGGCTGGCACCGCGGGCGTAGGCGGGGCACTTGCCAAGGGGTTGACGTTTGCGCCCAAGCTGGCCGCTGCTGTGGCTTCTGGCGGCATGAGTGCGCCGGGTGCGAACATGGCAACCCGGATGGCTGGCGGTGCTATCACGGGCGGCGCTTCGGGCGCTTTGATCAACCCTGACGATGCGCTCATGAGTGCTGGGGTAAGCGCGGCTTTGCCGGGTGTTGCAAAGGGCTTGGGAGCGCTGGGGCGAGGCATTGGTACGCAGTTTGCGCCGTCGCGTGAGGCTTCGCCACTGGTTCAAAAAGCTCTGGATATGGGCGCTCCGCTGGGTGTTGCTGATATTGCCGAGGGCAAGTTCACCAAAGCAGTCCGTTCAGTTTTGAATGACGCACCTTTGACCGGCTCGATTGGCGCAGCGCAAAACGAAGCCAAACAAAAGTGGTTCAATCGGGCGGTGGGTGAAGTGTTTGATGCCGCAGATGACAAGCTGACGCCTGAAGTGATGGACGCTGCCAAGAAGAAAATGGGCAGCGAGTTTGACCGGATTTGGTCGAACAACAATCTGGTGGTTGACAATAATTTACTAGACTCATTGAACAAGACGAGAAAAAGTGCGTCAATGTTGCCAAAAAGCGACAGAACCCGCGTATTGTCAATGATTGATGATTTTGAAAATCAGATTGCACAGGATGCAAACGGCTCTATCGTCATTCCCGGCGATGTTGCAAACCGCTATCAGTCCACCATACGCAAAACGGCAGAAAGCGCACAGGGCTTTTTGAAAGAGGATTTGAGCCGGTTGCGTTCGGACATTCTGGGCGCGTTCAATCGTTCGGTGAGTGCTGATGATGCTGCGGCCTTGTCGTTGACGCAAAAGAAATACAAGGCTTTCAAGACGGTTGAGCCTTTGCTTGCCAAGGGCGAGGCGGGCATTGCGGGCCGTGAAGCTGGTGATGTGCCTGCTTCGCTGTTACCGGGTGCGGTGTTTGGCAGCTACAAAAACAATGTGGCCAATTCGCCATTGGCTGATTTGTCAAAGATCGGCTCAAAGTTCATTGTTGACCGCGTACCGCAAACGGGAGGCTCTGCAAGGGCTTTGATTCAGAACAGTGCGATTGGCAGCGCGTTGGGCCTTGGCATGTTTTCCAATCCGATGCTGGCTGCGCCGGTTATCCCGCTGGGAATGGGGCTTAACAAGGCTTTGGGTTCACCGGCTTTGGCGCGGGCCGTTGCCAACCCAAATATGGCCATGCCGCGTGGCTTGCTTGATTTTGGGTATGAGGCAACCCAAAAGGCACTCCCGGCGCTTATCGCCCAGTGATGCCCAGCCAAATGCCATAAAAGAAGGCTGCAACACCAATCACAACCACTTTCCAGATAAGGAAATCAGAGTATTCCATGCATCAAATTATAGGGTGTGTGGTTGATTTGTGGCGGTCACTTTACCACTTTAGACAATAGAGCGCATGGAAGATTTGCGCCACACCCACGAGTTTGAAGAAAGCCGGTTCAACAGCTTTTCAGGGCCGGACCGACGATCCGTTTCAATGGACCGGGTTTCATTGATGATCGAGGAATCGGCGGCGGATACGACTTCCAAACTCATGCAGCACATGGACGTGAAGTTCGGGCAAATACACAAGCTATTCGCAGACCACATTGACGGGGCGTTCCCGCCAGGGCCGCTGCACAAGCACAAGGAGCACCACCAAGGCCTGATTGAGAGCGCTGAGAGCATGAAGAAGCTGCGGCAGGACTTGATCGGCTGGACGGTGAAGGGTGGGCTGGGAATCTTGTTCATGCTGGTGGGCATGGGTGCTTTGGAATGGATCAAACGGGAGTTGACCAAGTGAACCGCGCTGCACTGGAGTATTTCGCCCTCTGGCTGATTGAAACAAAGCGCGGCAAGCTGGTGGTGTGGTTCTTGGAGCGTGGTGCGCTGGCGCTGGGGGCGCTGATCACGCTGTGGTGTCTGTACCAGATCGAGACGCGGTTTATGCCCGTGATCACCAAGTGGGACATTAACCCGGTGATTCGGCAGGGCGACCGCTACATACTGGGCGGCACGATGACCAAAGACCGGGCGTGCGAACTGGTGTCCACGTCGGTGATGGCTGTGCCCAATATCCCACTGGCTCCGCGGGTGCTGATTTACCAGATCAAACCCAACGAGATTGACGGCGGGAACATCCCGACCGGATCCACCACCTGGGGGCCGTGGACCATGAACATCCCCAAAGCGTTTTTGGACAACCGGGACAAGATCGCGTGGATTGAGATTGTGGGTTCACACCGCTGCCATGCGCTGTGGACGCAGGAGACTCTTTACGGGCGGGTTGAGATGGGCCAGCTGCCATGATGATCTATTTGCTTTGGCCGTACCTTTGGTGGAGGTTGTGATGGCAGACTTTCTGCTTGCCTTTGAAAAGGCGATCTTGGCCGAGGGCGGCTACAAGCTGCACAACGTGGCAGGCGATACGGGCGGGCTGACGTATGCAGGAATTGCCCGCAACAAGAACCCGCAGTGGCCTGGTTGGGCCTGGGTGGACCGGGGCGACACACCACCGTCTGAGATGGTGCGGCAGTTTTACCGTGAGGGCTGGTGGCAGCCGCTGCGCGGGGACGAGATTGCCGATCAGGATGTGGCCTACACGCTTTACAGCTTTGCCACCAATGGTGGACTCGGGACAGCCGTGCGCCTGGCTCAGCTGGTGGTGGGCACTACGCCCGACGGCACGATGGGGCCGAAGACGGTGGCAGCGATCAATTCCATGGAGCCGCGTTTGTTCTTGGCCTTGTACGCCTTGACACGGGTGGCGCGCTACCGGGACATTGTGAAGCGCGACCGCACCCAGCAGAAGTTTTTGCTGGGCTGGATCAACCGAACGTTGGACGAGGCTGTATGAGCGCACTACTGGTAGGGGAAATTGTGGGTTCGGTGGCCAAGATCGCCGACGACTTGTTCACCAGCGACAAGGAAAGGCTGGACGCAGAAATTGAGTTCCGCAAGCTGGGTCTGGAAGCCCGACGCATTGACCAAGCCACCGATCTTGCTCAGATCGAGGTCAACAAGGAGTCGGCCAAAAGCTCCAACTGGTTTGTGGCCGGTGGCAGGCCGTTCATTATGTGGGTGTGCGGCTTGGCCCTTGCCTACGCCACGTTGATCGAGCCTATTGCCCGATTCGTTGCCAAGGTGGCTTTTGGCTACGTGGGCGAGTTTCCTGTGATCGACACAGAACTGACCATGCAACTGCTGGTGGGGTTGCTTGGCTTGGGTGGTATGCGGTCTTTTGAGAAGGTGAAAGGTGTGGCCCGCTGAGGCGGCTTTGATGGACTGTTGCTGACGTGAGACAACGGGGCATGGGCGAAACACGCCCGGATGCGTGGGGAATTTCAGACTCCCCAAAGTTTTTATAAGTTGTTGATTTATTGATGTTTTTGGTGCCGGAGAGAGGCACCAGCATTTTTCCCAAGTTTCTCGTATAGAGTGAAAACCAGAGGGAAAACGCAGACAAGTTTCCCGTTTTTTCCTCATTTGGGGTAGAGTGCGAAGGGTAAATTCCCCACAAACTCCCCACGCATCTCCCCAAATGGCCAGCATTACACCCCGCGCTGACGGTGGTTACAGGGTCCAACTGTCTGTCAAAGGCCAGCGCGACTCCGCCACGTTCAAAACCAAGAAAGAGGCCCAGCAATGGGCGGGCATGCGAGAAGCGGAGTTGCTTCGGGCGGCTGAACTCCCCATTGGGAAGCAGAAAACCTTAGCCGATGCGCTGGACGAGTACGGGCGGGTGGTGTCGCCACAACACCAAGGCACGCGCTGGGAGTTGCTGAGGTTCACGGCGTTCAAGGAAAGCGAGGAGCACAAGGAGTTCCCGGCCCAAAAAAGACTGGCGGATGTGACCGTTGCGGACTTGGCGGCTTGGCGTGATTCCAGGATGAAGGTGGTTTCGGCGGGGACTGTGCTGCGCGAGATGAACCTGGTGGGTTCTGTGCTGGAAGTTGCGAGGCGCGAATGGGGGTGGATTGCGGTGAACCCGCTGGAGGATGTACGCAAACCGCAAGCGCCGGATCACCGGGAGCGGGTGCTTCTGGGGTATGAGGTGCGCGGCATGCTGAGGTCGCTGCGCTATTCGGGCGGACCGGTGCGGTCTATGAGTGACGCGGTGGCGATGGCGATGCTGCTGGCATTGGCCACTGGGATGCGGGCGGGGGAGTTGTGCGGCCTGACCTGGGCGAATGTGAAGGGCACCTATTGCCGTTTGCCCAGAACGAAGAATGGTTCGGCTCGCAATGTGCCGCTTTCGACGGTAGCGCTCAAGTTGATTGAACGCTGTCGTGGGTGGGACCCGGTGTTGGTGCTGGGGGTGCAGTCGCAAACCTTGGATGCGCTGTACCGCAGGGCGCGCCAACGTGCGGGTTTGAGTGGGTTCACGTTCCACGACACGCGGCACACGTCGGCAACGATGATGGCCAAAAAGGTGGATGCGCTGTCGCTGTGCAAGATTTTTGGCTGGAAGAACGTGAGCATGGCGCTGGTGTATTACAACCCCACGGCCAGCCAGTTGGCCGCGAGGTTGGGTTAGTGCCGGGCCTCCCAGTGGATGATGTCGGCCAACATCCATTTGCCGTCGGCGTTGGGCGGCGGGAATTGACCATCCCGGATGCGCTGGCGCAGGGTGGGGCTGCTGATGCGCAGCCGGTCTTGCACCTCTTGCCGGGTGAGGCGTGCGCCCTGGGTGCGAGCGAGCATGGCCACGGCTTCGGTGAGGCGGTCGATTTTTTGCAGGGCGAGGTCGGTCATGCAGTTGCTCCTATGGGGGTGGCCAGTGCGTGCAGCATGGTCAGATGCGCAGTCTTTGACCGTCTGCGGGCCTGCCGTTCGGCCCCGCTCATGGCTTCTCGTTTCGCGTCTTTGCCTGGGCCGATCTTGTAAACCTTCACACAGTCTCGGCCTCGTGAATCTTGCTGCCATTCGCAGATGTGTGCGGCTCCGGCAGCGTACAGTTCGCGGGTGTATTGCAGGACGGTGACGTAGTGCGCGCCACACAATTCCGCAAGCTCTTGGCAAGTGTGTTCACCTTCGAGCATGTACTTGATAAGCTGGGCGTACATGATGGCGTTGACTTTGATTTGCTTCATGTGTTCTTTTCGCGTAGTTTGGCTTCGATGGCGTGAGCAAAGTCTTTTGTCCCTTCCACACCAAGGTTGTCCGAGCAATAGCCCGTAGCCTCAACAAGGTAATCAAGACCGTCAATCTCCTCGTCCGTAAGCCCCACCCACTCGCGCTCCATCGGTTTGCCAGCGTCGGCAAAATGGTCGGAATACGGGCACTCAATACACGAACAGAACCCGGTGCCGCAGTTTTGTGGGCGTTTCTCGGGCTGCGGCTGGGGTGCTGTGTAGAGTGGTTCGCCATTTGGCATGTTGTTCAGCGCAGCAAATTCGTGCGAATGGTATTCATACGCACCAGTTTCGCCGATGTCTTTGAATCTGTATTTCCAACGCCAAGCCACAGGCTCCTGCTTGGGCTGCACTGCAAGCGCCTGCTCGATGGCGGCGCGGAGGGCTTGGCGTGTTGGCCGAATGTAGCCTGTTTCTTCGGCAGCTTTGGCGTACTCATCAGCCAGCGCCATGATGTTGTCGATCTGGTTCATTTCATTTCTCCTGCCCGTGTGAGGGCGGCGTCAACGACTTCCATCGTCTTGTTCAGCTTCTCAAACGAGTAATTGTTCATCTGCACATCACACCACGCATGGTGCAGAAACAGCCCGGCCTCTTTCAGTGCCCGTTTTAGCGCCTCGTTTTCAGCATGAAGTCTGCGAAGTTCTGTGGCGGCATCTACAAACAGCGGCGCACCGGGTGGTACGTCCAATCTTTCAGCCAGCGCAATAGCCAGCGGGGCCGTGCATGTGTGAATCTCGGCGGGGTTTTCTTTTCCGCAGCGGTTGCATTTCATTCTGCTTCTCCCAGCACTTCGCGCAGTGCATCAATGACTTTGGGCCAGCCGCAGCAGGCTTCCAGCGCCTCCAACGCCAACTGCATCACCTCGCGCTGCTCAATCAGCATCATGTTGGCTTGGTCAAGTGCCGCTTGCAGGGCTTGAATCCGTAGGGCGTCGTTCATCTGATCGGCTTGTGTGACTGCGCTCATGTGTTGCTCCTTGCTCGGATGGCATCTGCACACTTTCCTGCGCCATCACTCTCACCTTGCACGTAATTGCTGCCCCGGTCGGCCTCTTTGCCGGTGTACGGTTCACGACCTTTGAACAGCGCCCAGCGGTCGGTTTCAATGTCGTCACAAATCAAAGCGCAGGCTTTTCGCTCGGCTGCTGCAACAAGGGTGGCGAAGCGTTCGAGTTCATGCACCATCAGCAGATGTGGTGTTTCAATCGCCTGCTTGATGTTTGCCTCCCGCGCCATTTCAATGATTTCTTCGCGTGTCATTTCTTTTCCTTCTTGAAAATCGGCAGGCTGCTGGTGCGCAAAACACTGTGGCGCTCTGCGGTTTTTGTTCCTGCCTGGCTGGCCTTTTTTGACTGCTTGGCCGCTTTCACGAACCCGGAAACGTCGGGCTTTTGGGTAAAGGCGTTCATTTGGCATTCCTTGCCGCCAGCATTGCGTCGGCCAACTTGTAGGCCCTTAGCGCAATTACTGATAAACAGAACCGAGGGTCCCACTCTGGCAGCGGGTCAATGTCAGATGCGCAGATGGTCAATCGGTAGTCTTCAAGCGCAAGCGGCATCGCCTTGGCCGCAAAGTAGTCACGCAGGGTCATGCCTCCGACTGCCATCATTTGCCCATAACCTGCATGGTGTTCAAAGGCCGGAAACGCTGGCCCGCCGTTGTTTTTGTTGCTCATAACCACCCCCAAGCTGTAACAGCAATGATTGCAAAAGCAGTAACCACCAGCCCAACGGCTGCGGCAATTTCAGGCCACATGGGCTGATCTATTGGCTCATCCCAAAACTGAATCGGGATTTCCATGTCATCGGGTGGTGGTCCGCCGGCTTTTACTTTGCGGATGCGGGCCGGGCAGGTGCGGCCCTGATTGCACCCGTGGTTGCAGCAGTAGTCGTCGCAGTTCATGCTTGCTCCCCGGTTGCTTTGGTGATGGCGGCGCGGGCCTGATACAGCGCTGGCTGCATTTCGACGTCGCCGATGTCGTGTACTGCCGTGTAATCTCGCAGGACGACTTGAAGCGCTGCCAGCAAATCAGGCGCGGCTGCGATCAGGCGGGCGTTGGCCTCCTGAATTATTTCGCGTTCAGAACGCGCCGTCTCGGCAATCAATGTAGCAACATCAGAGTAATCGGGTGTGTATGGGGCATCATCTTGTTGTGCCACATAAAAGCTGACATTCCTATAGTCCTCGCGGCGGGTAAATGTCCACGGCCCCGGTGTGTGTTGTGTATTCATTTCATCAACTCCATAACTTCCTCAACATCGGGCAGCACAGTGGCATGCCCTTTTTGAATGATTCGTTTCGCCAAGGCGATGCCTTGCTCCATTTGCGTGACCGTGATGTGCGGGATCAACTCGTCATGCAGTTCCATCAAGGTGTTGAGCGCCACAATCTCTGGCCCGGTGGCCAGGAACTTGAGCTTGCTCACTGCTCTGACGGCAATGTCGATCAGCGCACGGCGACCCTGGGCGATTTCGTCGGCCAGGGGTGTGCAGATTTCCATGAGCCTGAACGCTTCCATGATGTTGGCCATGGCGATGAGCAGGTCCATGTCGCGCTTTTCTGCTTCGCCCCTGGTGAGGGCTTGCATGGCGAGGTGGTTTTTGATCTTGAGTTCGCTCAAGTAATCTGCATGCTCTGTGGCCAGCGGTGACACTGATTCAAGTGCGCGCTCTATGGCGTTGACGTAGACCGGTTTGGGCCGGTACTTGCTGCGTTTTCTCATTGGTCCTCCAGCAGCCAAACGCGGCCTTTGCCATCGGTATAACGGGCCATGGCCTTGGTCACGAACTTGGAACCGCGGTGTTCTAACCATTTGTCCAAAGCGGTTTTAATTTTTGGGGCGCTGCCGTCTTCGCACACAATGCACTGACCGGGTTTGAGTGCTGAAAAAACCGAGTCGTACTTGCTGAGGGGTACGGCTCGGGCTCTGAGAATCGGGTCGTTGCTGATGCGCAGTTTTGACACATCCACTGCCCCTACTTTGAGGCCGGTGAAGGGGTTGACGTTGTTGGCAAATTTGGTCTTGGTCATGGCTTGATTGGGTAAACGCGCCTGCTCCCCATCAAACTGGGGTGGAGCATGTGTTGGTTGCAGTTGGGCCGTCCGTCGAAGGGTTTGAGTTCTTTGCCGTCGTACACCCCGCCCATTTTGTTGACCGTGTTGGCAGGGGTTTTGCCTGACTTGCTGGCAAAGTTGACGAAGTTGGAGGTCAGGATGTAGGCGGTTTTGGGACTGTTTGGGATGGTGCTGACCACTTTGCCAAGCTCCATCAAGCGATCAATCGCCAGACCGATCACTTCGGGGCCAACCCCAAAATACTCGGCCATGCGCTTTTTGGTGATGGGCTGGGTTTGGTCTACCAGCCACTCCTCCAGTTCCAGCCTGAAACGGGAGGTTTGTGCGGTGCGGTTGTTGAAACTCATGGCTTAAAACGGGATGTCTGAGTCCATGTCATCGAACCCGCTGGAAGCTGGGGCTGGGCGTGCTGGTGCAGCAGTTCGCTGAGCCTGGGCGGCTGGGCGCTGTGCGGGGGCGCTGGATTGTTGTGCGTCATCCCGACCGCCAAGAAGCTGCATCTCGGTGGCCACGATGTCGCAGGTGTTTTGCTCAACACCGTCTTTGTTGGTGAACTTGCCGTACTTGAGGCGTCCTTCGATATAGACGGGCTTGCCTTTTTTGAGGTACTCGCCAGCGATTTCAGCCAGTCGCTCATAAAGCGTGACCCGGTGCCATTGGGTGTCCTCGATGGTTTCGCCGGTGGCTTTGTCTTTGCGGCGGCTGGTGGTGGCCACGCTCACATTGGCCACAGCCTGACCGGAGGGGAGGTAGCGGATTTCCGGGTCGCGGCCACAGTTGCCAATGATGATGACTTTGTTGACTGATGACATGGGGTGCTTTCAAATAAAGGGGGTAAGGTTGGGTGGGGTGTACAGCTCTGACTTACCCACTTTTCCGCCTGGCAAAATCACGGCGGTGCCATCGGCGTTGAGCTTGCTGTTGTTACTGCGCAACACTTCTTGATCGGCTGCGTCTTTGTCGAATCCCATCAAATAGGCCACGCCGTTGATCGTGACTTCCACGTCACACAGGGCATCTAGGGCGAATTCACGCAGGTGGATGGGCACGTAAACCGATTGCTCACCCCGCTTGAGCTTTCCGGCAAACCAGTCCAGGTCGATGCGGGTGCGCTCTATCAATTTGGCGTAACCCTCACTGGGGCTGCGCAGCACCGAAAGGAATTCACAAAACTCCTCGATGGCACACCCCACTTGGGTGTTGATGTGCTGATCGTTGCCGGGTTCTTTGCCGCAGGCTTGGAGCCATTGGGCGGTTTTTTGGTAGTTGGTCATGCTGCCTCTTGGTAGTTACGGATGAAATCGACTTCTTTTTCCACGTCTTCCAAGAACCGGACGACTTCGGACTCCAGTTCTTTGATGGCTTTGTCGTCGCGGTAGACACGACGAACAACGAGGCGGGCGGACTCGGGAAAGTCGGGGTGGTAGGACACAAAGTCGCACCACTCGCGCTCGGCTACCCAGAGTTGGCCCAGCACCTGCCAGCGGTAGGCGGAGGGGCATTTGCCTTTTTCGAGGCGCATGTATTCCAGGTGCGTCTTGGGTTGCGGGCACTTGTATTCAGTCATGCCGTTGCCGTTTACAAGGCCGTCTGGGCTGACGCCACACTGGAGCTGGTCGTGCAGGCAGAAGCCGATTTCGTCCACAATCTCGCCGGTCATGGCTTCGTAGCTGGCGCGGGCAAAGGGTTCGCGCTCAACGCCGTCTTCCATTGCTTTGGTGGCTTTGAACTCTTCGCGAACCCCGGTGATACGCTCCAGGGCGATGGCGGTGAGGTAGTTCTGGCGGGTGACGCCAGTGCCTTTGGCCATGATGTCGCTGAAGTGGGAGCCGGAGGGCACGCCGATGTGGGCGGCATGCCATTCGGGGGTGCCTTGGGCTGCTGTGACGACTCTCATGCCTTCACCTCTGCATCCACAACGCCTTCCAGCACAGCCTTGCGCTCTTTGACCGCATCTTTGAGGGCTGCGTGACCGCCTTTGTCTTTGGCTGCCACTGCTTCTGCACCACGGCGCTTCCACACGTCTTGCAGCGCTTCAACGCTTTGAGCTGCCTCAACTTCGTCCAGGGCGGAGGTCACATCGAAGGTGACGATTTCGCCGGTTTGGGGGTCGATTGGGCGGGAGGTGGTGGCCTCGACAATGCGCTCGGCCTCGTCTTGATCGAATACACCCACAAAACCGAAGGCCAGGCGAGCGCACTGGATCATGGCTTTGTGCCGGAGCATGCGGCGGGGGTGGGATTTCCATGGCCCAACACCGTCGCGTTTGCATTCCTCCATCCATTCAGTCACCTTGATGGGGTGGCTGCGGTCTTTGCGGTAGATGATGCAGGTGCAGGATTCAGCGTCTTGCTCGAAGTCCATGCCATCGAACTCGCTGTGGCTGTTGATGATGCGGCTCCAGCCATCTACCCCCACCACAGGAACGATGCCGTTGTTGCGGTCAGGGAAGGCGTAAATCTCTTTGGTCCAGGGGTTGAGCTGGTACTGGCTGGCCACAAGCAGCAAGGCTGCCATTTGGCTGTCGTTGACTGGGCCTTTGAAGGCGGTGGCCTTGAGGGTGGTGATGAGTTCTTGGGCTTCGCCTTGAATGCCCAGCGTGGTGGCGAGTTTGGCGGCGTTGGAGAGGGCGATGTTGCTCATGATGGTTCCTGTTAGATGTCGTTGATGGCTTCGAGCAGCTCGGCTTCAATGCGCTTCCAGTCCGCATAGGAGGCGCGGGTTTCAATCCACTCAGCGGGCTTGCCTTTGGTTGTCAGGAGTTCAAACTCCAGATCGTCGGGGTCGTCGGGCAACCAGGTGTCGATATGCCCGCGGCTGTTGCAGCGGTATTCGGAATAACTCGTGACCCTGGCAATGCAGGGCAACCCGCCTGCAACGGTGGTTTCGATTTCCATGATTCACCCCACAAAATATTGAACCGCGCCAATGGCGAGTGAAAAACCAATCACGACTGCGAGGGACACATCTGCCAAGCGCTCCCACACCGAAACCCGGTGGCGTTCGATTGGGTAGGCGCTGCGAGCATCCAAACCGAAAGCCTCGTCAAGCGTTCTGGAAAAGCGTTTTGTGGTGTGGTTCATGCTGCTGCCTCGTCTTCCAGAAGTTCGGCCAGTTGCTTGCGGGCCTGGGTGTAGATCAGTTCCTCGGCCGATTCGGTGAACACGCCTTTGAGCTGGCGGAACTTGTCTTTTCCGGATTT